TTTTTAATACCAAAAATAGAAGCTGAAAAGTATTGTATAAAAAAAATAAAAACACTTTAATGGATTACATCACAACAAGTTTTATCATATCCCATGTATTAGCAATAGTGCTTGGGATATGTCTTTTAAGGATATGGCAGATAATAATAGAATAACAAATTGTTGATACTTTCTAAATAATTATACTTTCTATTTAAAACCTATTACATAATTTAGCATCGCTTGGTCATCGTTACACACGATGGCAAAATTAAAAGATAAAACAGTATCGCAATTAAAAGCGATAGCAGTACGACACTTTCATAAGTTCATAAGAACAAGGGATCAAGACCAACCCTGTATTTCTTGTGGTAAATATACTACACTCCAAGCTGGACACTTCTATAGTGCTGGCAACCACCCATCAGTAAAATTTAATGAAGATAATGTTCATGGCCAATGCAAGCGATGTAACTACTTTCTATCTGGCAATCTGTTACCCTACAGAGATAACCTCATTCTAAAGATAGGACAAGAACGATTTGATTTGATTACCCTAACCACTCAAATGTCTAAGAAGTATGGTTTTAAATGGGATAGATTCTACCTACTTGATGTCATAGAAAAATATAAGAACAAATGAGTAAGGATGAAATACTAAGTAGGTTATATAGAAAGCATACTTCATGGGTTTTAATGGCTGAAAGAATGATGCCTTTGTACTATCCAATGACAGCAGAAGATGTAGTACAAGAAGTTTATTTAAAAATTTATCAAGAATTAAGGGATAAAAAGCTAAAATCTACGACTATAATAATAGACGGTCAACCCAATTATGCAATAGTATACTTAAGAATAAGAAATATTATAGTTGACATGACGCGGTCTGAGAAGTCTAGCATACCACTAAGCGCAGACATAGAAGATAAAGAAGTAGAAAGTGCAGCAGAGTTTTATGAAAAGATTGACAACGTTATTGAAAATTTTCAATGGTTTCACAAGAAGATGTTTACGCTTTATAGTAAAGAGTTTAGATCTATTAGGAAACTTTCTGATGCCACGAAGATAAGTTACAAGACAGTATTTAAAACTGTTAAAGAATGTAAAGAAGAAATAAAAAGAAAAATAAATGAAAAGTAAAGGTTTAGGAGATACAATACATAAGATAACAACTAAAACTGGTGTAGCAAAATTAGTAAAATGGATAGCTGGAGAAGATTGTGGATGCGATCAAAGACAAGCTAAACTAAATGCTTTATTCCCTTACACTACCAAACAAAACTGCTTAGTAGAAGAAGAATACAATTGGCTACATAATTATATGTCAGTAGAAAGACAAGTTATTAGCAGAGACGAACAACACAAAATGCTAGAGATATACAACAGAGTATTTGAAGCAAACAAACAGTCTTCTTCTTGTGGCTCATGCGTTAGAGAATTATACAACACTTTAAACAAATTATATAAAGCATATGAACAGGAAAGTTAGAGAACAACCAAAAGCTAAACTACTAGAATACCTAACTAAACACAAACAAGAACTAAGTAAAATATTTAAAGACAAAAAGCCAAATGAAAGATAACGACAACATATTACGAGAACTACAGTTTTTAGCTGGTTTAACACCCAATGACCAAGACTTAGGTAAAAAGGTAAGAGCAATAGTAAATGCTCCTTCTAACAATCCAGAAAGAAATTGTGATATAGATGACGAAGAATGTATTAGCTGTGGATCTTGAAACAAATTAAAGTCATATCAAAAGTTGTTAATGGCAAACTAATTAGAAACAGAGCTAAAGTAAAACAAGCTGTACAAAGCTTTGAAGGAAAAGAAATAGAAATAATAGTGAAAAGGAAAACAAACCATAGAAGCAACCAACAGAACGCTTACTACTTTGGAGTTGTTATACCAATTACTATACAAGCAGTTGAAAACGAATGGGGGGAAACATGGGACATAGAGAAAGCTCACAATCTGTATAAGTCTTTATTCTTATATGAAGAAAAGGTAAATCCAGAAACAAGTGAAGTTATCAAAGTCCCTTCTTCATCAACAGAAAACACCACTACTAAACAAGAGGTATTTCACACACAATGCAGAGACTTTCTAAAAGAATGGTTTAACGTAGAAGTACCACTTCCTAACGAAGAAATATTATTTAATTAATTAATGTTTATTAATTATGGATGGTAGAAAAAACAATGGTGGACACAGCACAAAAGGGTTTGCTGGTAGAAAACCAAAGTCAGAAGAAATAAAGTTAATAGAGAAGTTATCTCCTTTAGATGATTTAGCAATGGATGCACTTAAAAAAGGATTAGAAAAAGGAAACTTTCAATTTGTACAATTATACTTTCATTACTGTCATGGCAAACCAAAAGACACAGTAGACTTAAATACTACAGAAATGGTGAATCACGACTTTAAAAAGCTAGTAGGTGCAATTAGCTTTAAGTAAGAAATATAACGTCTTAAAAAGCGTTAAATCAAGATACTTCATTGTAACTGGTGGTAGAGGTTCAGGCAAGTCTTTTGCTATTAACACGCTTTTATTAATGCTTACTTATGAAGCTGGACATAATATATTATTTACAAGATATACTTTGAGAGCTGCTGGTATTTCTATAATACCAGAATTTATAGAAAAGTTAGAATTGTTAAATGTTCAAGATCAGTTTAAAATAACTAGAGACGAAATAATAAATAAAGGCAATGGTAGTAAGATAATCTTCAGAGGCATCAAAACAAGTTCAGGTGATCAAACTGCAAATCTTAAATCTTTAACAGGTATTACTACTTGGGTAATGGATGAAGCAGAAGAACTAAACGATGAAAATATATTTGACAAAATAGATTTATCTGTAAGAAACAAAGTACAAGACAATAGAATTATTCTAATACTAAACCCAACTACTAAAGAACATTTCATTTATCAAAGGTGGTTTGAATCAAGAGGTGTAGAAGCTGGTAGCAATACAACTAAAGGAGATACAACCTACATACATTCTACATACCTAGACAATATTGAAAACCTATCTGAAAGCTATATTAACCAGATAGAGACAATGAAGATAAGAAGGCCTGAAAGATACAAGCATACAATTGAAGGAGCTTGGCTAAATAAAGCAGAAGGTGTTATTTACAACAATTGGAAATTAGGAGCATTTAAAGAAGTTAGTAAAATTATACTTGGTCAAGATTATGGTTTTTCTAAAGACGAATCAACACTTGTAAAAACAAGTATAGACAAACAGAATAAAATTATCTATGTTGATTTATGTTTTTATAAAGCTGGATTAACTACAAGCCAAATAGCAGACTTAAATAAAAAGTTTGCTGGTGAAAACTTAATAGTAGCAGATTCAGCAGAACCAAGATTAATAAATGAGATTGCTCATTACTGCAACATAGTACCTTCTATAAAAGGACAAGGTAGTGTTAACTATGGTATTACTATGATACAAGATTATGATTTAGTAATAACTCCAGAAAGCACAGATCTAATTAAAGAACTTAATAACTATTGCTGGCTAGAAAGAAAAAGCCAAACACCTATAGATAAGTATAACCATGCCTTGGATGCTCTTAGATATGCTGTTACATATCAACTAGAAAACAGAGGAACTTATCATTTATATTAAAAACGTGGATATCATTTTAAACATTTTAACGACTTAATAATATGAAGCTAACACTAAACATACCCGAATCACTAAGCGAAGTTACTTTAGATCAGTACCAGCAATGGTTAAAAGTTGCAGAAGATAAGGAGATGAACAACTTCTTACAGCAGAAGATGATAGAAATATTCTGTGGTGTAACACTGAAACAAGTGATGCTGATTAAAGCAAAAGATATAGAATCAATAGTAGTTCAAATATCTGAGCTATTTAATCAAAAGGATAATAAGTTCATTGACAGATTTAAATACCAGGAGCAAGACTTTGGTTTTATACCCAAGCTAGATGACATGACTTTTGGAGAATATGTTGACTTAGATACTTACTTAGCTGACTGGCAACTAATGCACAAAGCAATGGCTGTTTTATACAGGCCAATAACATTTAAGAAGAAGAATCAATACTTAATAGAAGAATATGAAACTGCGGATAAATACAACATGAAGCAAATGACTTTGGATGTAGTGTTTGGATCAATGGTTTTTTTTTGGAATTTAAGAAACGAATTGCAGAATCATATACTGAGTTATTTGGCGAATCAAACGGAAGTGCCGATTTCTCAAGAACTGCGGGATTCTCTCAAAAATGGGGCTGGTATCAATCTATCTATGGACTGGCAAATGGAAACATCCTCCACTTTAATGAAATAACTAAACAAAAATTACACAAGTGTTTAATGCAATTAGCATTTGAAAAAGACAAATATGAACTAGAGCAACACCTACTAAAAAGAAACAAA